GCCAAGCGCAATTGCAAAAACATCAGCGTTATCAGCAGCGAATTCTAAAGTTTTCGCAACCGCTTCACCGGCTGGAACAATCACCGAAAGCAAAGCATAACCGAAATCAATTGAAAGGTTTGTTAATTTTTGCAGCAACAAACCCCAACGTTGATCAAGACCTTGTTGAACAGTTGTAAGCGCCGCATCGGTTGCGCCCGCTTTGTTTCCCATATCCTCAAGAATTTGATTGAATGCATCGCCACCCGAACCAGCAAAAGCAAGCGCCGCGTTCAATGCTTCAACTGAACCGAACAAAACAGAAAGTTTATCGGCTGAACCATCGGTTTTTTCAATTACATCAGCAAGGAAACCGGCAAGACCTTTTGCGCGCAAACCGGCTGTTGAAAAATCAATTCCCAAATCCTTAGCCACTTTGCCCGCCGCCGATGCACCATTTGCACCAGCAACCGCTGAAAGAATTGCGCGCAAACTTGTGATTGCTGTTGCAGTTGACAAACCTTGAAGCGTTAGCGCCGCTGTTGCTGCAACCAGTTCATCAAATTCAACACCAAGTGAAGCCGCGATTGGAATAACGTTGCCAAGACCTGAAGCAAGTTCACCAACCGTTGTTTTACCGGCGCGCATACCTGTAAACAAAGCATCAGATGCATCAGCCGCAAGCAATCCGGTTGACGCATATGCATTGGTTGCGGTTGTCAGAATATCAACACCGGTTCCAACATCAGTTATGCCACCAATCGCAAGCTTGTTCGCGGTGTCAACAATATCAATCGCCGCCGCCGCATCGGTTGCACCCGCTGAAACAGCCCCATAGAACGCTTTAATCTGGAATGCTGCACTTGTGCCGAATTCATCAGCCATAGCCCTTGCGGCTTCACGCATGGCGTCCAGTTCAGCAGATCCAGCCGGTAACAGGGTTGCAAGTTCCGAAAGCGATGCAGACAATTCCCGCGCGCCGGAAATCATGCTTTCAAATGCAAAACCGGCAATAACACCGGTTGCAATTCCCATTAAACCAGATGTTAAAGTTCTTGCACCATTTGAAAGCCGACCGAAAACAGATGTTGTTGTTGTTGCACCATTTGCAACGCGACCAAGAACGCTGTTTGTTCTTGTCATTGTTCTGTTTAGATCATCAGCAGCACCTTCAACCCGTTCGGCTGAAGGTCTTAAATCTTTCAGTTTTTTATTTGCGCGGTCAAGATCATCGGTATCAGCGCGAAAACCAACTTCAGCAATATCAACCATTTTTGCCCGCGCCTTTACTTTTTATTTGCCTTGTCTTTTTGCCGATCTTGAAAATCTTTCAATTCAGAATTCATTTCGGCGCAAAAGGCTTGATCCATTTCCGACAGTATATCATATTCGGACGGGCGCACAACATTTCCCGTTAATGTCACCCAAGCCAAGAATTCAGATGGTGGAATTGGTAAACAAACCCCATCTGAAACGCGCAATAATTTGTTTGAAAGTTCAAAATACCATTCAAATAAATATTCGCCGTGTTCTGGAATATTTATTTCTGGTGTTAGATCATCTTGATCAAAATCTTCATTGCGTTCGCGCCTGGTTTTACCGTTTTCATCTTTGGTATCATACCGGACGCGAACGCGAATTGCTTCACAAAGTTCTTGCGATAGGTCTAAAAAAAACCCTTGGTATCATCAAGTTCATCGGTCAATTGCTTTTTGAACCATGTGATTTCTTTCAGAACAGCCACAACGTTTTTCGGATTGAATTCAGGCTTTTCGCCTTTAAATGAAACATCATCGCCGTACCATTCCCAACCGGTCAAGGTTGCGCCGATCAAAGCAATTTCGTTATCTTCAACTTCAATCGCTTTCATCACTTTGCCGCGCTTTTGCTTTTGCAAATTGAAATCGGTGATCTTGCGTTTGATGGTTTTCATGCGCGGATCATCTGGTGACATTAGCGAAACGCGAATTCCAACCGGTTCATCAGAACTTGGATGAAGAATTTCAATCGTTTGTTCTTTTGGTGCGATGTTTGTAATATCGTTCATTTTGGGGTTTCTTTCTTCAGTTTGGGGTTTCGATTTTTTTACGCCGATGCAGCGTCATCAACAATTTCAAGTTGCTGCAAACCAAGCGTAAAGATTTCAAGATCAAAATCTTCATTCCGGCCCATCGGGCGGCGCGGACCAGTGACCAAACCACGGTTGTAAATGATGGTTGGCGTTCCGCCAGCGGGCGCATCATTGCGAACAATTTTGAACGCAAATTTGTTGTTCAAAAGCGATGCAGCGCGCAAAGCAATTTGACCAGGATCAGCGGGCAAACGCGCAAGTTCAATTTCAGGCGAACCGGCATCAGTCATCCCTTTTGCTTTCTGAATAACGCTTGTATCCCAAGTGTCATAAGAAAGAATATTTGTGGACGGGCCAACTTCACCATGCGAACCAACCGCTTTGATTTGCGTCCAAAACAGTGCTTCATATCCGGCAAGATCAAGATCGGCATCTTCAGCAAGCGGAACTTCACCGTCATCAGCGGTAATTACACCAATCCAAAGCGTTGCTGCCGCATTGGTGTTGGCGAACGCCAGGGCCGGTTGAACGCCCATTGTCAAAAGGGTTGGTGTCATGGTTAGAAATCGTTTCATTGCCTTGTTCCTTTTCAGTCATGGGCGAAAACTACGGTAAGCCATTGATACAGGGTAAAGCGTTTCTTTACCAGCCTCAATATCACTCAATAATTTAGGTTCTTCATATATGTTCAGCGCAAAAACGTCAAACCCAACATCATTCAACCAAGCTTGATCGTTATCCCAAAGTTGCCCATTATCCCAAGTTGATGTTGTGAAATATAAAAGCTTTCTTTGCTTTGTGAAATATGAAGAAACGCTTTCAATTACATTCAAAGGTTCATAAATTCCTTTATCATCATTAGGCCAATGAAGAATTAAACGAAAAATTCCCTGATATAGTTTTTCAGAACCCCAAAATAAACCATCTGGATTGTTTGGAATAAAAACAATTTCAACATATTGTTGATCTTTTAGCGGTTTGAATGTTCGCCCTTTGAACTTGATCGGCAATGTTGGCGTGTTACTATCTGCAACAGCTTCTTTAATCGCATCTTGAAAAGTTCTAATTGCCAGTTCATCAGACATTTATTTAACCCTTGATTTTATTTGCTTTGTTACTTTGTCAACAATCGCGGGCCAATTTTGAACGGCTGTTTCAAGAAAACCATCATACGCTTCACGATGTTTCGCATAATTCGCCGTCCAACCAAAGAACGCCGCGCCGCCTAGTTTCAGCCGCGCAAGTGTTGTGATCACGGTTGTTTGGTCCCAATCATAAGTATCTTGATCGGCATCAGGGCGAACAGGGCCGGTTGGCATTCCGTTCAGTGACATTTGACCAGACGCCCGCAAAAAGCCGGTATCAACCCGCATCTTTCCATCTTTCGCAACTGGTGTTTGTGCCTGGTTAACAAGTTCTTGCGTTGATTGCCGCGCAAGTGCAATCAATCGTTTTTCAGTTTTTAAAACTATTTCATCAACTTGCGCTGAAAATTTCTTGACCATGTTGTGAAATTCCATCTTGTCTTTGCGTTGGTCATCTGTTAAGAATTTTTTGAACTATAACACATCGTAAGGATTTGAAAAGTAAAATGATGATCGCAAGACTTCAACAATCAACAAGGGTTCTTGGTAAATCGCAAGGTTATTTAGGATTATCGGTGCGCGATGTTATTTATCCAGATGGAACGCCTGTAATGCAAACATGTTGGACGCCAACACCAGATGAACTTGAAAAATTAGCAAAAGGTGCAAACATAATTGTTGAACTTTTAGGTAACATTCAAGATTTTGATGGAAGATCGCACCCGCCAATCAAACTTTCAGTTGGTGAATTTCCAGAATGAAAAAAATCCCCAAACATATGTTACGCTTCAGATCACAACCAATGACCGCAAAAGAAAAGATTTCAAAAGCGCAAAAGCAAAGCGAAAATCAAAGACCGCCCGTTAAAATTTCTTTATCTGTTCCACCCTGGTTCAATCAAGATCAGAAAGCCAATCAACAATAGTGCGAACGCGACAACGGCAATTGATTGTTTCTTTCGCCAAATCTTTTGCATTGTTTGCACCCGCGAGTGATCGGTCTTGCGGATGCATCATTGTAACACCGTTTGGAAAAACAAACGCTTCATCCAAACCCACAATTGTTCCATCCATCGCCAAATGACTTGGACGGGTTCGCCCATCAGGGCCGGAACTATCCCAAGCGCGCGTAACTCCATTTTTACCCATTGCACCCAATTCTTGCGCCTGTTTCAACGCTTCATATTCAGAACGGT